GTCTACTCTACAGAAGAAGGCTTGGGAATCCAGACCTTCCGACGAAAGAGATTTCTTGAAAGTCAAAGTTGCCCTAGTTTCCGAGCCTGGAGGAAAACTCAGGCCAGTAACATCGGGACCCACTTGGTTATACTCCTATCTGTCGCCAGCGGGCCACATGATAGGAGATTTCCTTAGCATGATTCCTGGAGCCCATGTTGGGTTGAAGGAGTCAGACCATCTCTATCGATTTGGACAAAGCTTTTCGAATCACCATTCGAAAAAGAAGTTAGACAACCTCTTCATAAGCACGTCAGACCTTACCTCTGCAACAGACAGGGCAAGACACGACGCCTCGTTCGGCTTGATGGTCGGTTTGATAACCGGACTACAAGACGCGAGTTTGATCTCAAGATCGACAGCGCAGTATCTGATAGACTGCTCAGAGCTCCTCTGCTCTCCAAGAAACGTCCAGATTAAACTGAGATGTCGGGAGTACAGAAGACTATCCAGAGAAGTCAGATCAGTACTAAGGAAAGTTGACAGTAACCTCTACGAGTTCACGACAACAGTCGGTGTACTCATGGGGGAACCATTAACAAAATCAGTCCTAACGGCTTCCAGCCTCGCCGCACTTAATTGTGCAAAGTTTGGAACAGGAAACGTCAAGGAATTGTTAAACCCTGTATTGATGAGAAAAGTGCAAATGCATCAATTCTCAACATGGGGAAACAGGTCGATTTTACACTTTGGCTGTGCAGGAGACGACCACACTGGAATATCTTCTAGTGTGGAAAGTCTCATGAACATACCAAAAGCGCTCGAATCAATGGGTTTCGAAATCTCTTGGGAAAAGTACAGAATCAGTAGGCACTATGTGCACTACTGCCAGGACTTCGGTCTGGCACCTATGTACTCTTCAACAATCTTCATAGATTGTCCAAGAATGCGACTCTTCAATCAATTCAGAAAAGAAGGGGCGCATGATAATTTCGAATCTCCTGACCCATTAATGGGGAAGATCAAAGCTCTAGAAAGAAGGTCAAGGTACGGAAAGCAAGCGTCGGCTTTCGAGGCAAAAATGCAAAGAAAGTTAGACGACCACACTCCACTTTTCCTAAGAGCGAACATGACATCATGGTTTGAGAAGAAAGTTCTCCTCAACCCTGGGACTTATGCTCCAACTCTTTTAGGAGGTCTAGGCGTTCCGTCTTGTCCTCTAGAAGATGAAAAGGTCGAAGAATTCCAAAGGAAGTTCCTTGGTAAAAGACTTTACCAAAGAGCAACCCAGGAATCTACGGTTGAACTCTGGGAGAGAGGGCTCTCAACCAGGGTCGACCTATACACGGCTGAACAGCTTGGTATAAAGACCGATGGTCTCTTTACGGTAGATCAAGCATGGACCAAAGTCGAAAACGACATCAGTTCAGATCGAGATTCAACCAAACCATCCCACAGAAGGATCTGGAAGATGGTAAGAGATGAATTCGTTGATCTAACTCGTCCAAACAACATAGTCGGTAATAAGGAGATTCCATACACCGCACTCGTGCTTGGCCAGGCTAGAAAGGAGACCTCAAAACCTTTAAGAGCAAGGCAGTTCTTGAAAAGAACTGAATCGCTAAGAGGTTTGAAGTACGATGGTGAATTGCCAAAAGGACCGGAGGAGCTACAGCTTCTCCTACCCTCGGCGCTAATGCCTAGAGCAGAGCTCAAGGCATTGACCGGAACAACGTTTGTTGCTCCGAATCTCACCATTCCCGCCAAATTCTTTTCTGATGGCTCTCGGCTGGAAGATGAGAGGTCGCGAGTTGCTCGCGATTACCCCTTCCTGCCAACGGAGCCACCAGATAGAGATGAGCTAGAAGGTTTCCCTGGATCGGATGTTGAATCAACATCCTTACACGGTATGCCTCCATGATAGCCCACCTCTAAGATTTTTATCCATAGGTTTTACACACAATTGGTAGCGATGACCTGCATCGTG